AGTAAAGAATCTCCATACCCCGGTATATCATATTGAAACAGTAAAATACAGAAACAGCAAAATAAACAGCAAAATACTGTAAAGAAAGAAAGAAAGAATGCTGGGGGTTTTTTACTGCGATATCCAGTTGAATATCTAGCTAAACTCTCCAAATCTCGAAAATTCGGAAACCCGTCAATTCATGGGCCCCCAAAATTTATATATGGCCCAAATAGATTAACTCTTGAAGAGTCTTGCCGATCACGGATGAACAGTTCGAAAAGGGAATACTCCCGAAACATACGAATAACTTACCGGAAGCGGTACATACATTCGCGTATCGAACAATCCGTGGTTGCAAAGTTTGTAGACATCCAAAACGTGCAGAATATGAGGAAAGATATTTCAACCGACAGATTACTCAAATGGAGATTGCATCGGAAGTCGGTTGCTCGGACAGCCAAGTTTCCGAACACATGAGGACACATGTAATGCATGAAATACAACAACACATTTCATCTAAATATACTGAAGAACTGGCTGAACAAGTTGTAGATGTGATGGGTACATTACGCAAGCATATCCTGAGATTAGACGAGAAACTCGATAACTGGTACGATCATGCAGTTGATCCACAGAGTATCACTGCACTTAAGGCTGTTTCATCCGAGTTACGTAACTGGTTGAAAGACCTAGCAATGTTGAAAGGTCAGTTGAAAGAGACACCAATTATCAAGTTACAGCAGATAAAAATAGAATTCAAGCATCTTCAACAACTCGTTATACGGGAGCTTTGTCCAAACTGTAAGCAAAAAGTACTAGAGGTGTTGGAAGCGGATGGTATTAAACAAGAAAATCCTGAATAAATTCAACTGGAGGGATTTTACACATGCGGAAAGACTACGCCAAGTTATCAAAGCAACTGATGATATCATCTATTTTGCGGAAAGTCCATGGTTTCTCAGGCTAAAACTCTGGCCAAAGCAGATAGAAATATTAAATGAGTTCAGTAGGCGGGATAAATACGGGCAAAGAGTCTACAACGAACTGTGGTTAGATGCTGGAATGCGTGGAAGCAAGACCACAATTGGGTCTATCATTGGTTGTCATGAGACTTTCAAGCTTCTTGAACTCGGAAATCCAGCCGAATATTACGGTTTACTCCCTGATGAAGAAATTTTCCTCATCAATGTTGCAACTAGTGAACCACAAGCAAGAGATACCGTATTCCGGAAACAAAAAGCAAGGATTGATAACAGCCCGTATTTTCAAACAGCAACACTGTACGAAGAGATTCATAACGAATTTCGTTTTTCAGAACAGAATGTAGTAGTCCGTTCTGGTGGTTCAAACTCGGGATCGTTGCCAGGTAGAACTTGCAAAAGCTCATTCTTCGATGAACTTTCAAGGTTCAAAAATACATCAGGACAACGCTCTGGAAGAGCTGTCTTCGATACATTATCTAAAGGAGTCGGTACCTTTGGACGTGAGGGGCTTGTCGTCGTGACTAGTTCACCTCAATATGTAGACGATCCATTCATGCAGTTACGAGACGAAGCAAAACTCAATCCACTTGCATATGTTCCGGATCCAATTCCTACTTGGGAGTTGAATCCTACACCGAGAATGGCCTTTGATAGTCCATATATGACCGCGAAGCGACTTGCTAATCCCGAAGCATTTTGGCGTGACTATGGTTGTAGACCTTACAGTAGCATCAAAGCGTTGATTGCCGAGAATCAATTCCTCATGTATACTCCAAATCTAATCAATCTCGATACAATTGAACCATCAGTATGGCCAGATCCTGAAACAGAATACTTCGTATATGCTGATACCGCAAGTCGACTTACAGCATATGCGATTGCGATGGGTTTTCGAAGAAGAGATATCGCAGTGATAAATCTTCTAAAGCGTGTTGCTCCAAAGAAGAATCTTCCCATCGATACAGACGTTCAATGTGAGTTTCTTAAACTACTCGGGAATCACTTTAAAGTATCAACCTTTGGTTTCGATGTTGCAGTTCCACCTGAAACTCTCAAAAAGATGAAAGCTGCAAACTTTGACTGTATAATTCACAATCTTGGCAAAGCCGAATACGATTTGATGAAGACAAAATTCTATCTCAGTCAAGTTGAGCTGTGTGAACTAACTTGGTATGTTGGTAAGAAGAAAATGGATGCCTTGAGTGAATTGCGTGGTTTACAACTAATCGAGAACAAACGAATCGATTCCAGTATCAGCAAAGATGTTGCGGATGCAGTGACTGGAGTAATTTGGTTGATGTTTAGAAAAGACTTAGCAAACAAAAAACGTAAGGCTCCTCAAGCGACACCATTATATGTGAAACGTATCAGTTTGGGTGCTTAAAATGCATACAAGTTGGAAAGATTTCCATCCTAAAGACAAACTTTCGGTAAAGCTCACAGAAATTACAGATGTAACTCCACCCGTTGTTAGTACTGTTGCAGTAGCCGAAGAATTCTTTGAGACAGTTAGAGTTGGAAACAAATATCAGATTCTTGACGCTATGGTCAAGCATGATCCGGAACTTGCTGGCATCATAAAGGGTATCAGTTTCATGTGTGCAAAGTACTACGATAAGATAGTATATGTATCTCCAGATGGGGTTTACGAAAATCCGGAGAAAGTTGATGACGAGCAAGCTAAAACACTTCTTACCGAAGCACAACGATTCGCTAGTGCTGATTATGGTTGTGACTATCGAACGTTGTTTCGAAGCTGTGGAAAGCTAATTATGAAGTTTGGGGACGTTGTAATTTACTTACCCAATGAAATAGGTAAAGGTATAACGCAACTTCAATGGATACCGATTTTTGGACTGACTGCGATCGAGGAACTCGATCAAATCAATCAAGTGGTTCAAATCTTTGGAGAACGAGTCAAATGGTATATCTTGAACGAAGGTTCAGAGTTAGAGAAACGTTTCAAGAAGGAAGATGTTCTCCATATCTCATATGACCAATTTGGTGAACTTGTCAAAGATCTGAAGTTCCGAACAACATTCGGAGTATGGAGTACTTCACCAATCTGGTCGTTACGTCGTACAATACGATGGAAGATAAATACAATCCTGAACGATATGCTTTGGAGACATCGAAGTCTACCACGTGAATGGCATAAGTTAAACCTATCCCAATTCACTGCAGACAAATATACTGGTACTCAAGCAGAAAAGAATGCAGCGGCATTGCGAGATGCACAGAAAGTTGCTGACGACTATGCGAAGTCTATCAAAGGTGGAGAGACAGGAGAAAAACTTATTGAGGCCGATCAAGTCTATGTGACTGATCAGAATACTGAGATTACTTACGTGGAACCGAAAACCACAACTTACCGAGATCCCAACTTACTGATCGATCAAATGAACAAGAGTATCTACTTCACTACTGGTTTTCCACATGTTGGAGAAAAATCATATGCTGCAGCATTTTATTCGACTAGTTTCGGTCTCATGCAGGCTGAAGTTTTGGCCGAGCAAATCAAAGAATCATTAGAGACTTTGCTTCGTAGACATTTGAAGCAGAAGTTCTCGAATACTTATTCGGATATAGAACTCGGGAGAATTCAAATCGCGACTAGACTAATACTAGAGCGTGATAGATCCGAGCTTGCAAGACAAATTGCACTGCTGGATTCAACTGACTCTTTCTTGGATGATGAGCTGAGAGCGATGTGGAACAAAGGACCATTAACCCAAGCTAATAGAGAATCAATTGCTGAGAAACAAACCCGTAAGAGTGAATTGCGAAGAGAGACTTCCGAGAAAGTCAAAAGGAATTTAATTACCAAAGATCCAGCAAAAGAGCGTGCAATGCCTCAGAGAAAAGAAACCGATCGATAGTCGGAAGTAACTTTCCGTCTAGTCAATCCGGAATAGTATCTATTATTCCGGGACTAGGTAAGAATTGGTGAAAAAAAATGGCAGCAACAGTAGGAGTTTATCAAGCAAGTGAAGGTTCAGATGGATCACCAGGAGAAGAAGATGAAATCACAACTGCAACGAGACTCCAAACTCAAGATTTGTTCGACCCAACAGATGAATCCTATCCAGTTCCGATTCCAACATCTGGATTCAAATATTCGTACTGGATACATGTGTATCTGAAGATCACGGTAGCTCCAAGTGTCAAAATCAACAATATTAGATTCTATACTGACGGCACAATTGGTTGGAATCTCGGTACTGCAGGAGAACTCAGGCGTGGAAATCGAGACTCCGGCGATCATGGTTGTCCGATGGACACAGAATACGATGTCGCAACTGGTACACCACAAGATACAGGGGATGAGATTGAAAATGTCACGACTGGACATGGTTACTACAATGCACAGACAACAAAGACAGCAGACGTTGCAAGCGATACTGAAGGTTCACCAGCAACAATCGATTCAACAG